TTATGCCTGAGGCGTCAGAGTCAACCAGACCATGCCCAAGGCTTTCAGCGCATCGGTAGAGCACTGGAAGTCAGCATTTCCCCCACTGACCTGAACCTGATTACCCGGCAAACGCGCAATATCATAGACGTCGATATTGCCGTCGATATCGATCAGCCAACGGCCATTGGCAATGTGCGTCACCGCTAAATCCACCAGCCAGGATAACCGACCGCCGTCAATGTAGGCCGGTTGCGCTACCCCTGCCGGGATCAGCGAACTGTCCGCCAACCATTCTCCCGCCTCTTTCAACTGCCCGGCGACGAGCCGGTATTTCGGCAGCGCTTGCCCGCCCTTAGGTACCGTCACCGCCGTGCTGCCACTGCCCATTTCCCCCTGTCCGGTTGCCAGCCACAACAGAGAAACACCGGTATCCAGAGCGCAAGTCACCACGATATCTCCCGGGAAATAATTACGACGAACCCAGGTGCTCATGGTGCCCGACGAAATACCCAGTAAATCTCCCAGCTCTTTCTGCAAACTGAAACCATAGGCATCGAGAATGCGGCGCAGCACACCTTTACCGCCAGAGGCCAGAACCCGATCGTAAAGCGCTTTTCCCTGCGCGGGTTGAATCGGTTTACGTTCACTTTTTGCTTTTGCAAGCTCCCCGGTCATAAGCCAGGCCAAATCCGCGCCCGTAGCCAGCGCGCAGCTGATGATCACATAGCCAGGCACACTGCCACGTTGCTGCCAACTACTGATGTTGTTAGGGGCTATCCCCAGGATTTCACTCAGCTCTTTCTGCGTGCCAACGCCATAAGATGAAAGGATCCTTTCAATCACTGCGCCTACTGAGGCGTTATCGTTCACAGTCTCTTCACGCATATCATCACCAATTAAAATCAAAATTTGCATTTACAAGTCGCATTTTGCGATCTAAAGTGCCGTATGAATGTTTCACAAACGGCTTAAATGTCACTTTAGTTAAGATGATGCGACATGATTGATGAAAATGCAAACATCCTGGTGGTCCAATAGCAAGTTATGCTGCCATTGGTTAACGGTAAGCTCACACAGTGATGGTGATTCGAACCGAGAGCTGCCTCGCTTTTGCAAGCCCATATGTCAATCCGCATCCAGGGAGGTTGCCATGCTATTGGCAAGTGAAGAGCAACGGGCTATCGGCCTACGGCGTATCGCTGAAATCCGCCGCACGCTATTCGCCCAATATAAAAATCAGGCCGAGGAGATCTACAACACGGCACCGCTGCATCTACGTCACACGCTCTGCTTTCATGCAGGCCTGACCGAGCGTCACGTGATGCTGCAGTTCCACGAGATGAGTTATCCCCAGCGACAGAAAATTGTCGCGGCACTCAATGCATTTATTGAACTGGGCAAATCACTGCCGCGCTATATCAGCGAAGAGGATTGCCTGCTGAATCAGAAAAAATAGCCGTTCTGCAACTTCTGGCGTGCAACCCGCCGGATGTCGTTCGGCCCAAATTTACCCTATCTGGAGAACACACCATGGCTGATACCATAGATATGGCGCAAGAACGCCAGGCACTGATGCTCGAAAAGCAAATCGCGCACGCCAGGCCCGTAGTCACCCAGGCCTCTGCGCAGTTTTGCACAGACTGTGACGGGGCGATCCCGGAGGTACGACGCCGCGCTATTCCCGGCGTAAGCCGCTGCGTGGCCTGCCAGGAGATCTCAGAGGCTCAGCAACGTCACTTTATCCGGCGTTAATACGATGCCAGCTTCCCCCGGCCTTATTGGCCCCCCGCCTTCAGCCTCGTTTGAAGGTGCCTATCCCTGGAATGCCCCGCGGCCAGCCATCGGCCGCGAACCCACGCTAAACCGCGATCGGTTACGCCAGTGGCAAGCCGCGCTGCGGCGCGTCAATTCTCTACCTTATTATCTGCGTATACAGTTTACCGAGCGCCACCAACATCTGTTGAGTCAACAAGGTTCGAAGGCTGCCTGGCACTATTTGGTGTTGGTTTTCGAACGTCGTATATGGCCGCGTATTCAGCAAGTGAACGATAAATTTGCTCTGAATCGGCAGGCCTCAATGCGCTTTGGTAGCGAGTCCGACAACTATAATGCTTTGCCCACGTTGGGTGACAAGGCGCTGGAACAGTTGGCAAAACGTATCGCCGGCCAGTTACTGGCGCTTTATCAAAGCGAGAGCGACACCCTACTGACCAGGCATGCGGGAGACTCTTCTGTCCTGCTGCGGGACGAAATTCAATCGCGGTTGTATGGCCAGATTGCCGGTATGGCACGCGCTTTCAATATTCAGCCCATGCACTGGTACTGTTATCGCAAGGGGTTGCTGGACAGCCACCGCGCGGTAGCGGCACTGTCGAGACTGACCAGCGATCGTTGGTGGCTGCGGCGCCTGAAGATGCAACGTATGCAGTGGCGCGAAGCGCTGCTGATCGCCATTGGCAACGTCAGCCGCAACACATCACCCTATGCCAGCCGTCAGGCCATTCGTGACGTGAAGGCGCGACGCCAGTCAAATCTGGATTATCTTCGCCGCTGCGATTTGGAAAATACCGTTACCGGGGAGCGTATCGATCTGATGGAGAAAGTGCTCGGCAGCATTGCCAACCCGGCGATCCGCCGTATGGAGCTAATGAATACCCTCGCAGGCATTGAAACCTACGCCGCGCGCAGCAGCCACATCGGCCTGTTTGTCACCCTGACTATCCCTTCCCGTTTTCATCCCACGCGCACTGCCGGCGACCGCGGTAAGTCACGCTTTAATCACCGCTGGGACCGCGAAGATTTTACCCCCAAAGACGGCCAACGCTACCTGGTGAAACAATGGAGTAAAATGCGCACTGCTTTCAAAGATCGCCAGTTGCAGGTCTACGGTGTTCGCGTGGTGGAACCGCATCACGACGGCACACCGCATTGGCACCTGATGCTGTTTACTCCCAATAATCACCGTCAACCGGTGATCGATATTCTGCTTCGTTATGCACTGCAGCAAGATGCCGGGGAACCCGGAGCGCAAGAGAATCGTCTCCAGTATAAGCACCTGAATCGAGGGGGAGCGACCGCTTACATGGCCAAATACATTGCCAAGAATCTCGATGGCTATGCACTGGAGGAAGAACTCGATCATGAGACCGGTAGCCCGCTGAGTGAAACCGCCAATGCCGTCAGCGCCTGGGCCAGCACCTGGCGTATTCCGCAGTTTCATCCTTTTGGTTTGCCCAGCATAGGCGCATATCGCGAGTGCCGTCGCATTCGTGGGCAAAGCCTGACGCAGCAGTTCGATGCGCGAACCGAAGCCGTACGCGCCGCCGCCGATACGGGAGATTTTGCCGGTTATATCAATGCTCAGGGCGGTGCTAACGTGCCGCGCAGCCGGCAGTGGGTGCGCGTAGCGCGTGATGATGCGCCCACGCTGAACAGCTATGACGAACGAGTGCAAAAGGTGGTCGGTATTTATGTCCCCCATCTGGGCCCTGATCGGGTGTACCGGACCCGTACGCTACAATGGCGCATCGTCGCTAAAAACCGCGAACCTGCGACACCTTGGAGTTCTGCCAATAACTGTGGATCCTCCTCCTTTAACGTCCCAAAACCGGCGCCCTCCGCACGTCTGACTCCAGCACAACAGCAGTATTGCCTGACTATTGCCCGCGATCTTCGGCAGACAGGCATCGTTCCGCAGCGCTGGCAGTTGGAAGTATTAGCAAGAGGAGGGAAAATCAGCTTTGACGGACAACTTGTACAATTTCCGCTAATCAATGACTGGGCCCATTTTTACTGCACAAATGATAAATCCAATCATTGACGCCTTTAGCGTTTTGCTTAATACTGTATAAATAAACAGTATACTTAAGAGAGGGCAAGAACAGTGGAAATTATGGATAAACAACAGCTAACACTGTCCCGCATCCAGTTCATCGCCGATGTTTCGCAGGCCGCGCAGTGCAGTGCCGCCGAATTTCTGATCGCCATGTCGCTGATTTCGGATCTGGCCAGCCAGGTGTTGCCAGACAATGATTATCAAGAAATATTTTACCCGGCTGACGGACAGGACTCTCGCTAAATCAGCGTCTGCTTACGCTAAATCCCCTTTTCCAGCACCCGCCATCGGCGGGTGTTTTCGTTTCTGTCACCAGCATTCCCCCGTTCAGTTGTGCCAGCGCATCCACAACCCCATCGCGTTGCCGATGCCTGGTTCTCACGGGAAACTAGTGCTTATCCGGGGCCGTAGCGTCCATCTCAGTCAACCACATCGCAGGAGCGTAATGATGAAAATTTATGCACAACAAGGCGACACCATCGACGCGATTTGCTGGCGCTATTACAGCAGCACTCAGCGTCTGGTAGAGCAGGTCTATCTCGCTAATCGCGATCTGGCCGAGGCAGGCCCGCTACTCCCCCACGGTCATCCGGTAGAACTGCCGGATCTGCCGGCGGCCGCTCAACGAGAAACCGTCAAACTGTGGGACTAAGCGATGGAAAAACTCACCTCAACGCTTGCCTACCTCACGGCGGCCTGTCTGGCCTGGATGGGGCGACATTCCACACAGGACATTGCCCTCTTGGTCGGCGCTGCGGTCGGTGTCGGTACTTTCGCAGTGAATTGGTACTACCGGCGTAAAAGTTACCAGCTGTTGAAATCGTTAAAAAAAAACGGTCTGAAACGCGGAGTCTACGATGAGCTCACTCGCTAAACGCTGCAGCGTGGCGGCTATTCTGGCCCTCGCCGCCCTGCTGCCACAGTTCAATACCCTGCACACCTCTGAGCAGGGATTGCGCCTGATTGCCGATTTCGAAGGCTGCAGACTCGCCCCTTACCAGTGCAGTGCCGGTGTCTGGACCAACGGCATCGGCCATACCTCCGGTGTGAAATCCGGCTCAGTCATCGACGAACGCCAGACCGCAGCCAACCTGATCGAGGATGTCCGCGCCGTCGAACACGGGATAGCCCGTTGCATAACGGTAGAGATGCCGCAGCCGGTTTACGACGCAGTCAGCGCCTTTGCCTTCAACGTTGGCGTCAGCGCTGCCTGCAATTCCACATTGGCCACCTTTATCAAACGCCAACAATGGCAGGCAGCTTGCGATCAGCTACCGCGCTGGATCTATGTCAAGGGCGTTAAAAACCAGGGGCTGGAACGCCGTCGCACTGCCGAACGAGCGCTGTGCCTGCAGGGTGTTTAGCGCTGATCCTGGCTGCATCGCTTCAACCACTCAAGGAGAGACATCATGCTAAAACCCGAGCAGTTGCGTACTGCGCTGACCAGCGCTCTGCCAGACCTACAAACGCATCCCGATAAGCTACGCATCAGCCTGGATAATGGCCGCGTGGTTTCAACATTAGGCCCTTCGCTGTCATTCGAATACCAATACCAGCTCAATCTGACGCTGAGCGACCAGGCAGCCGAAGAAGACCTGGTGATGGTCACTGTCTTGGCCTGGCTACGCAGTCACCAGCCCGACATTCTCGCCAACCCGGATAAACGTAAAAACGGTTTTGCCTTTAAACGCGACGTCAGCGCCGCCGGCCAGCTGGATCTTCAACTGCAATTGACCGAACGCATCCAGGTGGAACAGCGCGAGGGTGCACTGCATATCACTCCCCTGGCCGAGCCGCCGGAGCCGGAAAACGTCATTCGCTTCACCCGTGTTTACCTGCACGGCGAGCTGATCAGCCAATTTCAGCAGCCATAAACTGACCCTGGGGACGGCTTCGGTTGTGCTGGCGTCAGCTAAACGCCGCCGCGTTGTCGCCCCCCTTATACGGCGGCATTCTTAACAAATGAACACAGACAACTTCGATATTCAGCGCCTGGTGCGCAACCTGATACGCATCGGCACCATCAGTGAGCTCGACCTCGAACGCGGGCGCTGTCGCGTTGCCACCGGTGGCAACCTCACCGACTGGCTTAACTGGCTAACCGGCCGAGCCGGTGACGCTCGCTGCTGGTGGGCACCCAGCGTAGGCGAACAGGTACTGGTGCTGTCGCTGGGGGGCGAGCTTGATACCGCCTTCGTGCTTCCCGGCATTTTTTCCGATGCCCATCCCGCGCCGTCAACCTCGGCTCAGGCGGCACACATCACCTTCCCTGACGGCGCGGTAATCGAATACGAACCAGCAGAGGGGGCACTGAAAGTCATGGGTATCAAAAGCGCCACCATTGAAGCCACAGAGCAGGTAAGCGTCACTGCACCGGCCATCACCTGTCGTGCAACGAGCAAGATCACGCTGGATGCCCCCGAGGTGGAATGCACTCAGCTATTAACCACCGGCACCATCGCCATCCGGCAGGGCGGCTCGATGACCGGCGATCTCAACCACTCCGGCGGCAGCATCAGTTCTAACGGTGTGGTGGTACATAGCCACACCCACGGCGGCGTGCAAAACGGCGGAGGCCAAACGGATAAACCAGCATGAATAACGCGAAATATCTTGGCATGAATCGCGGCTCAGGCCGCGCGATCACCGACATTGAACATATCCGTCAGTCAGTGAGCGACATTCTGATCACCCCAATCGGCTCACGCATCATGCGCCGCAATTACGGTTCGCTGCTGTCCGAGCTGCTGGATCAGCCGCAAAACGACGTGCTGCGGCTGCAGATTATGGCCGCCTGCTACAGCGCGCTGCTGCAGTGGGAGCCGCGCATTCAACTTAGTGGCATCACCTTTAACACTACCATCGACGGAAAAATGGTGGTCGACATTACCGGCAACCATATCGATACGCCGGATACCTTTTCTCTTTCTGTTTCTGTGAGCTGACACCATGGCAACCATTGACCTGAGCTTATTACCCGCCCCCACGGTGGTGGATCCCCTCGACTACGAGTCGCTGCTGGCCGATCGCAAGGCCACGCTGATTTCCCTTTACCCGGAAGAACAGCGTGAAGCCATTGCACGCACGCTGACGCTGGAGTCGGAACCGATCGTCAAACTGCTGCAGGAAAACGCATACCGCGAACTGATCCTGCGCCAGCGCATCAATGAGGCCGCTCAGGCGGTGATGCTCGGCTATGCCGGTGGCAGCGATCTCGATCAGCTTGGCGCTAACTTCCAGGTTGAACGCCTGGTGGTCCAGCAGCCTGACAATACGGTCATTCCGCCGGTAGCGGCGATTATGGAGTCCGACAGCGATTTCCGCGTACGCATCCAGCAGGCATTCGAAGGGCTGAGCGTGGCCGGCTCCAGCGGTTCCTACGAATATCACGGTCGTTCCGCCGATGGTCGGGTGGCCGACGTTTCCGCCACCAGTCCCAGCCCGGCCAACGTACTGATTTCGGTGCTGTCGCGTGAAGGTGATGGCACCGCCAGCGCCGAGCTGGTGGCAATTGTCGATAAAGCGCTAAACGATGAAGACGTGCGCCCGGTGGCGGATCGGGTCACCGTCCGCTCCGCCACTATCGTCAATTACAATATCGATGCCGTGCTCTACCTCTACCCTGGTCCGGAAGCAGAACCTATCCGCCGCGCCGCCGAAGCCAAGTTAAAAAGCTACATCAGCGCCCAACACCGTCTGGGGCGTGATATCCGTCTGTCGGCAATTTACGCCGCTCTGCATGCCGAAGGGGTGCAACGGGTGGAACTGAAAAGCCCGCAGGCCGATATCGTGCTGGATAAAACCCAGGCGTCGTACTGCGCCAGTTATCTTCTGACCGTCGGAGGCTCCGATGAGTAACCGTCTGCTGCCGGTCGGCTCTTCACCGCTGGAGGTCGCTGCGGCCGCCGCCTGCGCCGAGCTGGCCACGATGCCGGTACCGCTGCGGGAGTTGTGGAACCCGGCCACCTGCCCGGTCAACCTGCTGCCGTATCTGGCCTGGGCGTTTTCGGTCGATCACTGGGATGAGGGCTGGACGGAAGAAACCAAACGCAACGTCGTCTCCTCTGCCTTCTTCGTGCATCGCCATAAAGGCACTATCGGCGCCATCCGCCGCGTGGTCGAGCCCTTGGGCTATCTGATAAAACTGCGTGAATGGTGGGAAACCAACGCGGAACCCGGCACCTTTTCACTGGATATCGGCGTGCTGGAAAATGGCATCACCGAAGAAATGTACCTGGAAATGGAACGGATGATCGCCGACGCCAAACCGGTCAGCCGCCACCTTGTCGGTCTTGCGATTAACCTGTCCAGCATTGGCACTGACTATGTGGGGACAGGCAGTTACAGCGGCGATGCTTTGACCGTTTATCCCTATTTACCCGAAACCCTATCTGTCGGCGGCACCGGTTATAGCTGTGCGGCAATTCATCTTATCGATAACCTGAGAGTAAACACATGACAGCAAAATTCTTTGCCATTCTGACTAATCAGGGTGCGGCAGCACTGGCAAATGCGACCGCACTCGGCACCCGAGTTGACCTGACTCATATCGCCGTCGGGGACGGCGGCGGCGTCTTGCCGACGCCTGACCCGGCTCAAACGGCCCTTAAGGGGGAAAAGCGTCGCGCGGCCATCAATATGCTGACCATTGACCCCGGCAACGACAGCCAGATAATCGCCGAGCAAATTATCCCGGAAAATGAGGGCGGTTGGTGGATTCGAGAAATTGGTCTGCTTTCTGCTGATGGCACGCTGATTGCGGTCGCCAATTGCCCGGAGACCTACAAGCCGCAATTACAGGAGGGCAGCGGCCGCACGCAAACCATTCGCATGGTGCTGATTGTCTCCAGCACCGAGGCGGTGACGCTTAAGATTGACCCGTCTGTCGTACTGGCAACCCGGCAGTATGTTGATGAACAAATCGGCCAGCACGAGAAATCACGCAATCACCCCGACGCCACTTTAACGGAAAAGGGCTTTGTGCGGTTAAGCAGCGATACCAATAGCATCAGTGAAACGCTGGCGACTACACCGAAAGCGGTGAAAGCAGTCAGTGACGCAGCGTTAAAAATAACTAATAACCTTTCAGACCTGAAAAACAAGAGTGATGCGCGTGGCGCTTTAGAGTTGGGAACGGCGGCGACAAAGAATGTAGGTTTGGCTGGCGGTAATGTTATGGCGGTGGGGGCGTTCGGTCTTGGCGTCGGCCCTCAAGGTAAAGATGATACATACAGCAATACTGCGCAGTTTTATCGTGTTAATGCGTCCTCAGCAAATAAGCCTCCCATTACCGGAAATATCGCTGCGGGTGTCATTAGTCTGCCATGTGATGCAGCGCCTTCTACAGGCTATGTTGCGGTATCTGGGAATGGTGATGCCTATATCGGTTCGTCAAATGCGCCAGCAAACGGTGTGAAGTGGAGTCGTGCATACACCACGGCTTACAAGCCCACCGCCGATGATATTGGCGCAATTACGCGGAGTGATGCACCTGTAGGTATTCCACAACCGTGGCCGATTGCTGCCGCGCCAAGTGGATGGCTGAAATGCAACGGCGCAACCTTTGATAAAGCCAAGTATCCGCTGCTGGCAGTGGCTTACCCATCAGGAAAACTTCCCGACTTGCGCGGTGAGTTTATTCGCGGCTGGGACGATGGGCGGAGTGTCGACAGTGGGCGAACGTTGCTAGAGGGACAAGCTGATAGTTTTCGCTCGCATATCCATAAAATCACTGCTTGGGATGCCTGGGACGCCAGTGTTATGACACCGAATGACCGAGAAGGAGATTTATTACTGTCGACCGACAATGCGATTTCGTCTGGTGGTTCTATCAATGGAAAATACAACGATAAGTATGGAACCGTTAGTAATGGTGGAGATGAAACGCGCCCCCGCAATATTGCATTCAACTACATCGTGAGAGCAGCATAATGAGCAAATACAACTCAGATTTACCCACAGCAACCCTGAATGATTCTGGTCTGGCCGTGACGGCTGGCTGGCTGACGGTTTACAGCATTGAGCCGGTACAGCGTGAGTATCAGCAAGCCGTGTTGGAATATTTGCCGGAGGGTGTGGGCCTGCCTGCGTTGAGTTTCGTGGATAAGCCGACACTACCTAATAAAGCCGGATTGGCGCTGGTGCGAAGCGTTGACGGGACTGCGTGGGAGACACTGCCTGATTACCGTGGGCAGACAGCTTACAATACGGCTACCGGCGAACCGCAGACCGTGGCTGTCATCGGTGATTTACCGCGGGAAGTGACGCTGGAAGTGCCATCAACACTGTTTGATAAGTGGGACGGTAAAAAATGGGTAACGGATGCCCGTGAACAACAGCAAGCGGCAGTTGATGCCGCACAGCAAGAGCTGATGTTACGTCAGCAAAAGGCGGAGAGCGCAATCGCGCCACTGGAGACGGCCATTAGACTGAATATGGCAACGGAGGCAGAAAAAGCGGCGCTGACGGCGTGGGAAACCTACAGCGTACTGTTGAATCGTGTGGATACGACAACCGCTCCTGATGTGGCGTGGCCGCAATCGCCGGATGCCTAAAAATAAATATCCTCCGGCATAGCCGGGGGTTTTTCATACACGGCTCTCATAACCTCAACTTCACTAACCGCCCGGTGCGGACCCGCATGCCGGGTGGTAATAGGATGGACGCCCCCATTTAACTGGCATACTCCATTTTTTTGAAGCATCCTTGCTCGCCAAATAAATGACCTTTCGCACTGAGTCGTCTGTCGGGAACACTTTCCGCTTTTTGATGGCTACGCGGATCGCGCTGTTCAGCGACCCGATGGCATTCGTCGTGTAGATACGGGAAAACGCATTGAGGTTGGCTTCGGTTTTAAGACCTTTAGCCAGTTCAGCCGCAGGGGACTTAAGTTTCTTCTCGTCCATAATTTGCCTGTCTCCGTTACTGGAGTGAACATATCAAAACAGGTAATTACACAATTTTAATTACAGTCTCCAGGACCTGGCCCCCCCTATCCCGATATCTTGATTTTCCTGCTGTTGTACCAGTTCTCATACATACCCAATGAGATGCGCGGCCCCATCGCGAAGGGCATTCTGTTGTTACCAACCACAAACGGAGTAATGCTATGGGTGATTATCACCACGGCGTGCGTGTCCTCGAAATCAATGAAGGCACCCGCGTAATTTCCACCGTCTCGACGGCGATTATTGGCATGGTTTGTACTGCAGAAGATGCCGATGCCAGCCTGTTCCCTCTCAACACTCCGGTGTTGATCACTGACGTTCTGGCCGCCAGCGGCAAGGCCGGCAAAAATGGCACCCTGGCACGCTCGCTGCTGGCGATTGCCGAGCAGGCCAAACCGGTCACCGTCGTGGTACGTGTGGCAGAAGGCAAAGACGAGGCCGAAACCACCTCCAATATCATTGGCGGCGCCGATGAAAACGGTAAATACACCGGCATGAAAGCCTTGCTGGCGGCACAGGCCGAACTGGGTGTGAAGCCACGTATCCTGGGTGTGCCAGGCCACGACAACCTGGAGGTAGCAACCGCACTGGCCGGTATCTGCCAACAACTGCGTGCCTTTGGTTATATCAGCGCTTACGGTTGCAAGACCGTTTCCGACGCCATCAAGTACCGCGCAGGCTTTAGCCAACGCGAACTGATGCTGATCTGGCCAGACTTTGTTAACTGGAACACCACCACCAACAGCAGCGACATCGCATACGCCACCGCTCGGGCACTCGGTCTGCGCGCCAAGATTGACCAGGAAACTGGCTGGCATAAGACCCTGTCCAACGTCGGCGTCAACGGCGTCAGCGGTATTTCAGCCAGCGTATTTTGGGATCTGCAAACCGTCGGCACCGACGCTGACCTGTTGAACGAAGCCTGCGTCACCACCCTGATCCGCAAAGATGGCTTCAAGTTTTGGGGCTCACGCACCTGTTCCGACGATCCATTATTCCAGTTCGAAAACTATACCCGTACCGCGCAGGTATTGGCTGACACCATGGCCGAAGCTCATCTGTGGGCAGTTGACCGCCCAGTTACGCCAACGCTGATCCGCGACATGATCGACGGCATCAAAGCCAAGTTCCGCGAGCTGAAATCCGCCGGACTGATCATTGACGGCGACTGCTGGTACGACGAAAGCGCCAACGATAAAGAAACCCTGAAGGCCGGCAAACTGTTTATCGATTACGACTACACCCCGGTACCGCCGCTGGAAGATTTAACCCTGCGCCAGCGCATCACCGACCGTTACCTGGCGAACTTCGCCGCGTCCGTGAACAGCTAAGGAGACCTGAATAATGGCACTGCCAAAAAAACTGAAATATCTGAACCTGTTTAACGACGGCTTCAACTACATGGGCGTGGTCTCCGCCATGACCCTGCCAAAACTGACCCGTAAGCTGGAAAAATTCCGCGGTGGCGGCATGAGCGGCGCAGCCTCGGTGGACTTCGGTCTGGATGACGATGCGCTGGTAGTCGAATGGACCATGGGCGGCATCGATGAGCTGGTGCTGAAACAGTGGGGCCGCGTCGACGCGGTACCGTTGCGCTTTACCGGTTCTTTCCAGCGTGACGACACCGGTGAAGTATCAGCACTCGAAGTCGTGATGCGCGGTCGCCACAAAGAAATCGACAGCGGTGACTTCAAACAAGGCGAAGACACCGAGACAAAGGTTTCTACCGACTGTACCTACTTCAAACTGAGCATCGACGGCAAAGAGCTGATCGAGATCGATACCGTCAACATGATTGAAAAAGTCGACGGTGTGGATCTGCTGGCGGCCCACCGCCGCGCTATCGGCCTGTAATTCATCACCTCAATGGCCAGCCTTGGTGCTGGCCCTGTTTCCCTGACAATAATTGGATACCCCCATGGAACTGAATGCATCCCCAGAAAATACCGTAATGCTGAAAACCCCGATCAAACGCGGTGACAGCGAGATCCGTGAAGTACAGGTCACCAAACCGAATGCAGGCAGCCTGCGCGGTATTGGCCTGGCGGCACTGGCCAACGCCGACGTCGACGCCCTGATCACCATCCTGCCGCGTGTGACCTATCCAAACCTGACCAAAGAAGAGTGCGCCCGACTGGAGCTGCCGGACCTGATCGCGCTGGCCGGCCAGGTGATCGGTTTTTTGTCACCGAAATCGGCCGAGTAAACATCGACCCCGTTCTGACCGTGGACGATCTGATGGCGGACATCGCAGTGATTTTTCACTGGCCGCCATCAGAGATGAACGGCATGACGCTGACAGAGCTGATGGAATGGCGTTATAAGGCCCTTCAACGTAGTGGAGTAAATACAGATGAGTAGCAGCGGCAGCAAAAAAACGTTGGCAAACGCGGACACCAGCATCCGCAACCAGCAAAAGCGGCTAAAAACAGAACAAAAAAAACAGACTCAACTAACCCAATTACTGAAGATAAAAGCGGCGCAAGCCGACGTACTGATTGAGCTTGATGCGATTCAAAATACCCGTATGGCTTTGCCCACGTTTTTATCTTCCCCCAAAGATATTGAAACAACGCAGCAGGCGAATCTCAATCACGTCGTGCAAAAGGCCCGTGGAGCCATTTTATCGCTCCAGCAAGGCCATCTGGAAAAACAGCTCCAGGGCAAAGGGATTGATACCGCCAATTTAACCGGCGCCCAGCAACGCTCACAAGAAAATTCAGAGACCGCCCAAAACCTTCTTAGCCGCCAACAAGGTGTCCGCCAAAAACTGCGTCAGCAAAGACGCACAAAAGTGCTTGGTGATTTTCAAACCCGACAGAACGGAATTGGAAAGATTCGCGATGTTGCTTCAAAGGGGTTGGGACTGGCAGGTACTGCCTTCAATACGGGTAAAGATTTGCTGGCACCGGGTATGAAGTTTGAAAAGCAGATGTCCGGTATGCAGGCGCAGTTGGGATTAAACAAAGACGACCACCGGTTAACAGCCCTGCGCCAGCAGGCAACCGGCAGGGTGTCCAAGGGACAGTCCCCGCAGGAGGTCGCTGAAACGCAATCCGCTCTGGCCGCCGCTGGCTACAACCCTCAGGAAGTTTTGGCTGCGGCCCCCGCAGCACTGAATCTGGCCAAGGCCAGCGGCAGCAGCATCGAGGAGGCAGTAAAAGCTCTATCGGGTATCCAGCAGGCGTTTCAGCTGCCGGCCGATCAGGCTGGAAATATCGCCGATATAATGGCCAAAGCCAGCAGCAGCTATCAGTGGAGCCTTGATGAGTTCGATAAAAAAATACGGACAGCCGCACCGGCAGCCCTCCAGAGTGGACAGAGCCTGGAGCAAACCGCCGCACAGTTGGCCCCACAAGGGCACAGCCTGGGAAACGTCGATGGCGCGGCTCAGGCGATGGTCACCGTACGGGGGGATAATCTGGATGGCGATATCAAGAAACTGTTCGCCAACTGGGACAGCATTCGCATAGATCTTTTCGACGGCCAGAATTCATCTCTGCGCCAACTCACACAAATCGCGACCGGCTGGCTCAACACCCTGGGCCAATGGTCAAAAGAAAACCCTACGTTAGCCAATAGCCTGATGACCGTTGCCATTGCAATCACTGCACTGATTGGCGGCCTGTCAGCCATAGGTACCTTTATCGTGCCGGCGCTGAGCGCCATTAACATGCTGATGGCCGGTGCGGGTCTACTGGGCACCGTATTCACTTCCGTTGGCGGCATGATAGCCGGAGTCTTTGCTACCCTCAGCCTGCCCATTGTCGCCGTAGTCGCAGCGATCGTCGGAGGAGCCGCCTTAATCTATAAATATTGGGAACCGATTAGCGCCTTTATCGGTGGAGTCGCGGAAAGTTTCAGTACGGCAATGGGTCCTATTGGTGATGCATTTTCTCCAGTGATTACAGCCTTCAACAGCGTCATGGACAAGTTAAAACCGGTCTATAACTGGTTTATGCAATTATTGACACCGATAAAAAGCACTCAGGAAGAACTGAACACCGCAGCGGCTTACGGAAAAATGCTGGGCGAATGGCTGGTTTGGGCATTCAGGCTGCCCGGCGATGCGCTTAACCAGTTGATTGGCTTAATCGGCAGGGCGCGAGGCATCATTGATTCGGCCATTGGATGGTTTAGCAATGAAAAAAGCGATCCAACCTCGGAAAAATATGACAGTAGCCTCTCCCCCAGCGGTGGCGTGCTGAGCTTGGGCAACGAAAACTATCGTGCCGTTCGCCCAACCGCTCCCCCTAACCTTTCAGATAACAGCGTACGGACCAATAACGTCTCTATCAACGTACCGGAGGGAACTACGCGTGACGAAATGGAACGCGTAGTCCGTTCAGCCATGATGGACATCGAAAATACTCGCCGTAATCAGCACCTCAGCGCTTATGCGCAGGTATAAGGAGCCAGACTAATGATGCTAACACTGGGACTGTTCGTATTTATGTTACGCACCCTGCCCTACCAAGCTATGAACCGTCAGTTGAGCTATCGCTGGCCAACAGGAAGCCGCGTCGGCCAAAGACCAAGCGCTCAATTTCTGGGGGTGGATGGTGAAACTATCACCTTAAGCGGACAACTGATGCCTGAGCTAACCGGAGGTAGGCTTTCTTTACTTGCCCTGCAAACCATGGCCGAACAGGGGCGTGCCTGGCCGCTTATCGAAGGCAGCGGTACCATTTACGGCATGTTTGTGATCGAGAAAATCACTCAAGACAGCAAAGAATTTTTCGCTAACGGCCAACCACGCCAAATTTCCTTCACCATCACATTAAAACGCGTGGATGAATCGCTACATGCCATGTTCGGTGATTTGCGTCACCAGGCTGGCGACCTGTTGGCGAAAGCGCAAAAAGCGACGGGAATGTCATTATGATCGCCGATGTTTATCAGCCCATGGGGGCCAAACCGGCCCCCGACTTTATCCTGACGCTGGCGGATAAAGACATTACCAACGATATCCGTCAGCGGCTGATCTCGTTAAACATGGTAGATAATGGCGGCCTGAGCGCCGATCAATTGACCATTAATCTGGACGACAGCGATGGCCTGATGTCCCTACCCAGCCGGGGAGCCATTCTGGAGTTGTTTCTTGGCTGGAATAACTCGGCGCTGGTTGGCCAGGGCAAGTTTATTGTCGATACTATCATCCACTCTGGCGCTCCCGATCTCATCTCAATCACAGCTCGTAGCGTTGATTTTCGCGGCTCACTGAACGAATCCCGCAGCGAGTCTTATTCAGACAAGACCTTTGGCGAAATCGTGCAACAAATTTCAACGCGTAATGGGCTGAACGAACCCTATTTGAGCGATGAGTTGGCCGCAATAAAGATTGCGCATATCGACCAAACCAATGAGACCGATGTTCAATTTCTTTCCCGGTTAGCCTTGGTAAATAGTGCACGAGTGACGATCAAATACCAGCGCCTGCAGTTTATCAAACCCGGGTTTGGTCGTAGCCCGCGTGGCGAGCCAAACCCAATAAAAACACTGACCCGCAGTGACGGCGACACTCACCGTTTTGAACTGAAAGATCGCGGCGGTTACACCGGTGTCAGCGCCAGTTGGCTGAATACCGAACATCCGGAGCGAGCCAACAGCAGCGTACAAGTAGAGCGGGAAATCCCGCAGGCAAACGCCAGTACATCCCGGCATCCTGCCGCCAAATTCGCTGACAAAATAGCTACCGCGCCACAGCAAACCAGTAGCTACATGGTCGGTAAAGAAAAGCAGGTCTACCACATTGCAAAAATCTATCGTGATAAAGAAACCGCCATGCGGGCAGCTCAGTCACTGTTTGAGCAATTACAAAGAGGGATCGCAACCTTTAGTATCAGCCTGGCCACCGGACAGCCAGATCTGTTCCCTGAGACTCCCATCCGAGTTTATGGTTTTAAGGAAGCTATCGATCAGCAACTGTGGGTGGTTAATAAGATCACTCATACCTTAAGCAACAGTGGCTTCTTCAGTAATCTGGAACTTAACGTCTACATTGAGGGTGTTGAGATCACTACCAAAGAAAATTAATCTCGCTTTCGAAAATCTAATCTTGTTTTTGCAAGTTATTGAGCTATTATAAGTCATATAACTTGATGCAGTCGAAAGAGGGATTCAACTATGATGCACTGTCCACTTTGCGGTAGCGTGGCCCACACTCGTTCCAGCCGTTACCTCAGTGAAGCGACCAAAGAGCGCTACCACCAATGCCAGAACATTAACTGTAGCTGCACCTTTGCCACGCATGAGTCCGTCGCGCGAGTGATTGTGAAGCCTGGCGATATTATTCCGGCTCAGCCGCACCCGGAAAAAGCCAAGCCGCGCGCCGCCGCGCTGTAA